AACGCAAAAGCCTCCATGCTCAACCGCGCCGAGAAGATTCGGGAGCTGGCCGTCGCATACGGCGAGGCCGTTCGCCACGTCCCGGCGCACAGCGTGACCTGGTACGCGCTGCTTGATGCGGAATGGGCGATGGAGCGCCGCGCTATTGAGATTGAGCTCTCGCTCGACCAGAACGCCCAAGACGGTGCATCGTGACTGCCTCAACCGTCCCGCACCCGGCGTTACGCCGCGCAGCCACCGTCGCGTGGCAGATCCTCCTCGCGGCCGGCACGTTCCTGCGGCCCCTGACCTGGACCGTGGTGCTCTGCGGGTGCCTCGTCGCTCTCATACGCGACACGACCATTGCTTCCGGCCGCAGTGTCGCTATCGGCCTGGTGATCCTCGGCGCCCTCGGCCTCACGGCGTGGGCGCACCGGATCGTCGGAGGTGACCGGTGATGACGTGTCGGCCCCGGTTACTCGACCTGTATTGCTGCGCCGGGGGCGCCGGTATGGGCTACCGCCAAGCTGGGCTCGACGTGGTGGGCGTGGACATCGAGCCCCAACCGCATTACCCGTTCGAGTTCCACCAGGGCGACGCCATCGAGTTTCTACTCGCCCACGGCCACGAGTTCGACGCCATCCATGCCTCGCCTCCGTGCCAGGCATGGAGCCCGCTCAACGCCTACAACCACAAGGTCTATCCGGAACTGATCGGCCCCACCAGAGAGGCGCTGAAGGTCGTCGATCGTCCGTATGTGATCGAAAACGTCGAAGCCGCGGCATCCGAACTCGTAACGCCGATCATGCTGTGCGGCCCGATGTATGGGTTACGGGTCTACCGACACCGGCTGTTCGAGACGTCATTCCTGATCGCCGCCCCAACGCACCGACCGCACGTGGCGGTGTGCTCCCGCAACGGCTACTTGCCAACCGATGGGAAGCCGTTCATGACCATCACCGGCGGCAAGCACTCGAAGGCATGGAGAGAAAAGGCAGCCGAGGTCATGGGAGTGCCATGGGCCAGAACCATTCGTGAGGTCTGCGAGGCGGTCCCACCGGCATACACGGAATTCGTCGGCCAGCAACTGATGGCACGGGTCGTGTGCGGAATCAAGGCGGTGGCTTCCTGATGGCCCTCTTACTCGCCGCCATCGGCCTCGGCACCTGGGATCTGGGGATCGTCGGTCTCGCGCTGCTGCTCAGCCACCGGCCCCACTACCACCCACGGCTACGGGACTGCACCTGCCTTCTGTCACCCGCTGGCCCGGTCACGTACCCGGGCTGCCCGATCCACGGGGGCTGGTGATGGCACCTCTTATACCAGAGCAGCTGAAAAAGGCGGTCGAAGAGTATTTTGACCGCAACAAGGGCAATCTTGATGGGCGGAAGAAATCGTGGCCAGCAACGTTATGAGATCTCGTAAATTTGCGCGGTTCCCCGACATCTGCCGGGGGAACTGCGGCCGGACGCTCAAACGCAAAGGTGCCGGTCGGGAGGCTCCGGGCGTTATGCACTGGGCGCGTGGGCTGTGTTATTCCTGCTGGGCCACAGCCCAGCAGGCCGGCACGCTGTTGGATTACCCACAGCTAGAACGTCAGCGCGATGAGGTGCTCGGCGATTATAACATTTTACGCGCTCGTGGTTACACCACTCTGCGAGAAATCGCCGCACAGATAGGCATGACGCACGCCGCGCTGGAACAGGCCCTTGTTCGGGCTCGTAAAGATGGGTGGGTGTCGCCAGTATGATCACATGCCGAAGGGTAAACCTGCACCCCGCCGGACCACGGAATCCGTCGGGGCCTATTGCCCCAGAAGTGCAAGCACACGGGCCGGGGTTCATCCCGGCTGTGGGCATCGAAGCGGATATCGAGCGCATTCTTGACGACACCCTCTGGGCCGAGTGTAAAAATCGGCGCTGTCAAGAGGGCATCGAGCTGATACACGGCGTCGAGCACGCCGTTCATCAGATTGTCGCGCTCATTCAGGCACAGAGGGGCGCCCAATGACCCTGACACCTGCCGCTTTCATGTCCGCCGCACCGGCGCCGCTCAACGGCTCCTCGCCCTGGGCAGCGCGCTACGCGAGCGAGCTCCGCCGCGTAGTCACCGAGCACGCCGCCCGGACGCCGCGGACCCTTCAGCGCCACCTCGGCCCGTCCGAACTCGGCGTGGAATGCGATCGGCAGGTGGTAGGCAAAATGGCTGGCCAGCCGACCACGAATCACATCGCGGACCCGTGGCCGAGCGTTGTAGGAACCGCAGTGCACGCCTGGTTGGCAGACGCGTTCACCGCGGACAACACCCGGCACGGTGTGCTGCGGTGGGTGGCGGAGCAGCGCGTCACCCCGCACCCGAATCACCCCGGTACCGCCGACCTGTACGACGCCGCCGAGCAGGCGGTGGTGGACCACAAGGTGCTCGGCGAATCGAGCCTGACCAAGGTCCAATCACTGCGGGGACCGCCGCGTAAATACGTGGTGCAGTTGTTACTCTACGGACTCGGTTACCGCAACCTCGGTTTACCCGTGCGGCGGGTCGCGCTGGCCGCGTACCCCCGCACTCAAGCTTCCCTTGACGGTCTTTACGTCTGGGATCGCGAATATTCCCCAGCGGACGACGAATTACTACGGGAAGTGTTTCACCAAACTGATTATCGCCAGCAATGGGCCAATCGGGTCATTTCCGGTCAACTTGATATCAAACAGATCCCCCGGACACCCAGCCACGATGAGTGCTATTTCTGTTTAGCGGGGGAAACCGAGGTTGTGACGCGCGACGGCATCCGACCGATCCGCGAACTGGCCGGCACAACACACAACCTATTGGTTCCGTCAGCACGGCCAAACGGGGCACGTGGTCAGTTCGTCTCGGTCCCTGTACGCGTATTCGGTGTACAACGCCTATCCGCCGTTCACCTACGGCGGTACCGGGCGACGAAGACGATCTACGCCACACCGGAACATCGGTGGATTACAGCCGACGGAGCGGTGGTGACTACGGCCGAATTGCAGACTGGTGTCCAACTCGCCTCGGTTCGGGCTGAACCCACTCGCGGGGCCCGTCCGATCAGCGCTGCCATCGCTCAGGGATTCACCTACGGCGACGGCGCACGGGGTATCAATCGTCGGCCAGCCACACTTGCGATCTACAGACGTAGTCACAAGCGCGCGTTACTGCCTCACTTCGGCCCGATCGAGGTGCGGGAGTACGCCACACCAGACGGCGACACCGTAGACCATATCTACGGCCTGCCGCGTTTCTGGAAAGCACTACCGCCGCTCGACGAATCACGCTCGTTTCTGCTTAGTTGGCTAATCGGTTACTTTGCCGCTGATGGGTCCGTTACTGAAGCCGGACAATGTGAACTCAGTAGCGCCAACAGGGAATCGTTGCTGTTTGTGCGTGATCTCGCCGCAGCGTGTGGGATCGGTTACGGCAGTATCGCAACCAGATCGCGTTTCGGTAAAAACACTAAACCAACTGATCTGTACACAATTGGGCTGAACGCCCGCGATTTGCCTGATTGGTTCTGGATTCTGCCGCACCACAGACAACGCGTCGCTGAACGCGTAGAAAAAGCGGAAAGAATAACCCACTGGTCCGTCGTCGACATTAAACCAACTAATCGAATTGAGGAGGTCTACTGCGCGACCGTCCCTGGTATAGGAGCGTTCGCACTCGTTGATGGACTCACCACCGGTAACTGCCCATTTTATCGGCCAGATGCGCACGACGGTGGACCGGGGTGCCCAGGAACAACCACATGAAAGTGACTATTCATCGTGACATATCCACAGATGCCTCAAGCGCCACAGAGTTACCAGCAATTTCCTCAGGGTTATCCGACTACACCACCTCAGAATTACCCGCAGCAATTCCCTCAGCAATTCCCTCAGGATTACACACAGGCGCCCGCGCAGCCGCTACCTCAAGGAAACCTGTCGGACTTTTTCGGCCAGCCTTCAGTCAGTGGCGGTCCCTCGTGGTCCTTCAAAGACAAGCCGGTTGGACAGTCTTACGCGGGAATCGTTGAGCGTGCGCTCACCAACGCTGACATTGAACCGCAGACTATCCCCGGCACCAACCGGCCAGCGACGTACCGCGACGGCCGCCAGAAGTGGGTGATGAAGGTCCCCATGTTGGTGCAAGCTGATACTGATCACCCCGACGGTAAAGCCACCTGGTATGTCAGCGGGCAATCTCGGGACGAGCTCGTGCGTGCAATGGCCGAAGCTGGCGCACCCGAAGGGGCTCCGGAGCCCGGCGCGTTTATTGGCGTCCAGCTAGTTGGGCGCAAGCCCAGCAAAACGCCGGGGTTCAGCCCCAGCAATCAGGTTCGTGTCGTCTACCGACGGCCGGAGGGTGCCGCAGCACCCACAGCTACGCCCGTCGCTGAGCAACCTGCACAGCCTGCCCCGCCGGCGCAGCAACCGTCGGCGTTCACCGAATTAGCCCAACAGCAAAGCATCGTCCCCGCACAGGTGTCACCGGAACCCGCGCAGCACCCTCCGGCCGCTCCGGCGCCTCAACCGCCAGCCGGGCTCTCCGCTGAGCAGCAGGCCCTGTTGGCCCGAATGACCGGGACGGCCCCCACGAGCTGAATCCTGCCCGCGGACCCGTCCGGCACATGGACGGGTCCGCGGGCTTACCGGAAGGGGCCCGCCGGTGGAGCCCACCATCGTTGGCGAACTGACCGCGGACGGCAGCCACATCGTGCTCATCGCTGCGGGTGACGATGCCGTGGCGATCGCGGGCGTGGCGCAACAGCTGCAATTCCTTACCCCGTTGGTCCAATCCAGCACCCCGCCCGGCGCGGTGGTGCTAGCGACAAGTTGGCCAGCGGTGGCACAACTAGCGCACACCTACGGCGCGGCGTGGCGCCCACAGCCACGGTTGCACGCCTGGATTAAGCGGGAGACGCTGCGGCGCACACAGTTACCCGCGGAACTCACCGCGCCGGTTCCCGAGGGGCTCACCCCGCGGCCCTATCAGGTGCGGGGCGCGCTGATGATCGCCTCTGTCGGGTCAGCGCTCATTACGGACGAACCCGGTACCGGTAAATCGGTCACCACGATCCTCGGGCTCAAAGAGATCGGATTGTCCGGCCCCGTTGTCGTGGTCGCCCCGGCCAGCGTGGTGGACCCGTGGGTTGAGCACTTCCGTACATGGGCACCGGAATGGCGCGCGGTCGCCTGGCGGGGCGCGCCGCAGCGGCGGTGCGCGCTTGCCGGTACCGCGGATGTTTACGTGGTCAGTTACGACACCGCCCGTATGGACGCGCAGGCCGACAGGGGTCCTCACGGTGGGCGGCGCGCGCTGCTCGACTTGTGCCCGGCCGCGGTGGTCGTGGACGAACACCATTTGATCAAGAGCCCCCACGCGGCCCGTTCCCACGCCGTGCGCCGATTGGCCAAGCACGCCGGCACCGTCATTGCGCTCTCTGGGACGCCGATCACCCATCACCCGGCCGACCTGTGGTCCACCCTCGTCGCGCTGAATCACGACGCGTGGCCGTCCCGGGAGCGGTGGGTGCGGCGGTATTGCCTGACGGCGCTGAGTGACTACGGCGAACAGATCCTGGGGCTGAACCCTCACTACGAACCCGAGTTTCGTACCGCGCTGCTCGGCCAGCATCGCCGCGTCGCCAAGGCGGATGTGCTTGATCAGTTGCCGCCCAAGGTCTACAGCGTTCGAACGGTCGAAATGCCGGCGGCGTATCGCAAGGCGTACGACCAGATGGAAACCGACATGCTCGCCGAACTGCCGGACGGCACCGAGCTATCGGTGATGTCGGTGTTAGCGCAACTGACCCGACTCTCACAACTGGCCTCGGCAGCGGCCGACGTTGAGGTGACGCACGAGCTCGGGGCGGACGGTGAGGAGCGGACGCACTACCACGTGACCCTCAAGGCGCCCAGCTGGAAAGTTGGCGCGCTGCTGGAGGTGCTCGACGAGCGGCCCGGTGAACCGGTGGTGGCGTTCGCGCCGTCCCGTCAGCTCATGCGACTGGCGGGCGCGCTCGCGGAAAAGGCCGGCTACCACGTCGGCTACATCGTCGGCGGGCAAACGATGGCCGAACGCACCGCCACGATCGCGGCATTCCAGGCAGGCAAACTAGACCTGATCTGCGCGACCACGGGTGCTGGCGGGGTGGGAATCACGCTCACCGCGGCGCGCACGGTGGTGTTCCTCCAGCGTCCGTGGTCGTTGGTCGAGGCGCTCCAGGCTGAAGATCGACTTCATCGAATCGGCGCGGAAAAGCACGATTCGATCGAAGTGATCGACATTGTTGCCGCTAACACCATCGACACCAGAGTGCGGGCCGTACTCCGCGAAAAGGCCGGGCAACTGGCCGACCTCGTCCAAGACAAACGGATCGTTGCCGAGCTGCTCGGCGGAGCGTCGGTCAAGAAGCTAAGGAAGGCGTCATAATGAGTAAATGCCACACGCTCGTTATCGGTGTTGATCCCGGGGGCACGACCGGAATAGGCGTCTTAAACTATATCCACCGGTGTGACACTCCAGAGATAGTGGACATAGCCCAGTGTAGCCCGGGAATTACTTTGCAATTAGTGGCCGCTCTGATGGCGTGGAACGTACCCACCGTACTTGCGGTGGAATCGTTCGTTGTTGGACCGCGCGCATATCGCTCAGCCACACCACAAGCAGGGCAGACGGCACGAGAAATCATTCACGCGTTGTCTATGCAAGCGGAAGAACTATCTTATGTGCGCTTTATTCAGCGCCCCGCTGGCACAGTCAAGCCCTGGGCGACAGATAAGCGCCTGGATGCCGCCGGACTGCTCGATCGCACCAAAGGCATGCCTCACGCCCGGGACGCCTTGCGCCATGCCTTGTTCGCCGCGGTGCGGGATTGCGGCGTAACCGACCCACTGAGCCGAGAGGCGTCATGACCGCTGCCGAGGCCGGCATGGGCTCTCTGTCCGAGCACCACCGGCACATGCTATGTGTGGAATCGGGACTGTCCGCGCAAACAGTAACCCAACGCGGATACCGCACCGTGCGGGGCACTGACGGCTCAGCCGAACTCGCCACGCTGGGTTTCAATCTTGCGCAGGCGCGCACGGCTGAGCGGGGTGACGCGTTGCTGGTGCCGCTGTACGACACCACCGGCGCCGTCGTCAGCCACCAAATCCGCCCGGACGTGCCCCGGCTATCTCAGGGCAACCCGATCAAGTACGAGACACCGGCGCACGTGGGCAATCGCGTGGACGTGCCGCCGGCGGGGCGTGACGTGGTCATGGACGGCACGTCCCCGCTGTGGGTGACGGAGGGGGCTAAGACCGCCGACGCACTCGCCCAGGCCGGCGCCGGCGTGCTCATGCTGTGCGGGGTCTGGGGGTTCATGGGCCGGAGTGCGCAAGGGATCGGGACGGCGGTGGTCGCCGATCTCGCCTACGTGCCCATGGCCGGACGCACGGTGTACCTGGCCTATGACAGCGACGTTGTCACCAAAGAGAGCGTGCAGGCCGCTGAGCGGCGGTTGGCGGAGACTCTCAGCGGCCGCGGCGCCGCGGTGTTCACCGTACGGATCCCCAGCGGGTCAGGCGGTATCAAGCAGGGCGCCGATGACTTCCTAGCCGCTGGCGGCACGCTGGACGCGCTAGTGGCCACGGCCGCTGCGCCGACGGCGACCGACCCGCTCGGCGGCAAGTCACCCCAGCGCTACGCTTACGACCTTGTCGCGGACGGGCACGAGCTCGCGGTGGACACCACCGGCGCGTTCCTGTTGCGTCCTGTGGACGCGGCTGGATTGCCAGCCGGCCCGGCACGGCGGTACTCCCGCCTGGATCTACAGGACCGCACACTGAGCCTGGCCGGCGCACGGGGAGCGGTGACCCTGCCCCAATCCGCTGTGACGCACGCGGTATCCCGCCACAACGGTGACCACATTGACCAGCGCGTGGGCTTGCCCCCATCGCACATCACCCGCGTACACGGTGTCACCTGGCTGGACATGGGCACTGGGGTCGGGCACGACGTGGTGCGCCTGAGCGCTGATGGTTGGGGGTACGCGTCGTGGTCCGACGTACCACTGTGGCTGGTGCGTGGTGACACCACGGTGGAACTCACGCCCCCGGCGTCTATTGAACAGCGCAGTTGGGAACCGCTACGCCGTTTGCTCGCGCTGGACGATGAGTCGTTCGCGGTGATCCGGGTCTGGCTGGTGGCGCTGCTGGTCACCGACCGCGTGCCGCTGTTGTGGTGGCGGGGTGCTGCTGGTGCTGGCAAGTCCACTCGGGCCGACCTCGTTAGCGCCGTATTGGGGTTGCCAGGATTGTCTGCCGCGCCGCTGAACATGCAAGACGCTTACAGCAAACTACAGGAGTCTCCGTGGATGCAAATAGAGAACCTCGGAGCGCTGGACCCGGCGATGTCGGACCTGTGGTGCACAGCTATCGCAGACGGTGTGGTGTCCACCCGAATCCTGCACACCTCTCGCCAGGTTCGTGTCACTGGTAGGTGGACGGGTCAGGTCACGTCTGTCCGAGACGTTCCTGGTGCGCTGGACGACCTGATGTCCCGGGCGCTCACGGTGGACGTGCCGGTAGACACCACCCGCCGGCTGGCCGCGGACCTGCACGCGGAAATGCGCGAGCACGCTCCCCTCGTGCGCGGTGCGCTGCTTGACGACGCGGTGGCGGTACTACGGCGGTTCGCCGCTGGCGACCTGCGGACCGGTAGTTACCGGTTTCCCGCACTGACCGCGATCGCGCACGCGCTCGACGTGTGCGACGGGGTAGCGGGTATCCACGCCCATGCCCTAGGGGACGCGGCCAGCGAAACCACCGCGGAACGCTCGGAAAACGACCCATGGGTTCGGTGGCTCGCCGATGAGACACGACGGTGCGGTGGCTGCTGGACCGCAACGGCAGCGGAGATCTTCGACGCCCAACGTGCGCATCGGCGCTCGGTGACCGTTGCCCTTGCGGACGAGGTCGACCAGTGGCCGACCAGTGCCAAGCAGGTGGGCTGGTGGCTGCCGACGCGCGAAGGGCGTCTCCGTGCGTTGGGTGTCGAGTGGCGCAAGGGACGGCGTACGGCTGAGCGTCGTCCGCACGTGCTGCGTGTGCTCGGCGGAAACTCTGTCGTTCCTCCCAAGATCGAAGAAGAAACGACAGCCACTACGTCAGAACAAAACCCCAGGTCAACTAGGGTCTCTGACAACACTGACATTTCTGTCTTTAATCTTCAAAAAAGTTATAGAGATAAGAGTGAAGTGCAACCGTTAGATACACTAACGGTTGCACTTGGAGATAAGCAGGGGGGTATATACGGTGACGCCGATTTGGCGTCAGAAACGCCGGGAACGACAGAGACCCTAGTTGACCTGGGAGTTTGCGCTGACAAACCACAAACGGGCATTGTCATCCGCCCCGAGGGGAACGTCAGTGCCCATCGGTGCTCTCGCTTGGAGCGCCGGGGCGACCCCACCCCATGTTCTCTAAACGATACACGGGAAGGTCTTGTGGCTGTCGTGCGCGCCGAGGGTGCGCTCACGGTGGACGTGGAGACCACGGGCTACCCCGTCGGTCATGCCGACTATGCCCTGCGCACGGTACAGCTGGGGGGCGCTACGTGCGCGTGGGTGTTTGACGTGCGTGACGGGGAGGGAGCCCACGAGGTGCGCGCGTTGGTGCGTGACTTCCTCGCGGTCGTCCCCAAGCTGCACGCTCACTCGGCTACCGCCGATCTCGTGCCGCTAGCGCACGCGGGGCTGATAGACCACGAGTCCGGCTGGCAACGGATGTTCGACACCGTCATCCCCGCCAAGCTTGCCGATCCGCAGAGCACGGGCTCAGGCCCTGGGCTTAAGGCCCTCGCGGGCGCCGTGCTGGGGGAGCAGGCTACGGCCCCGGCGGCTGATGAGGCGCGTGCCGCGCTGTTCAAGCGCAACAAGTGGGTGACCAACACTAAGGTCACGACAGCGGTGGAGCGCTCTGGTTGGGCGCAGGTCGATCCCGCAGATTCGGTCATGTTGCGCTACGCCGCGTCTGACGTGCTGGACACTGCGGTGCTCGCTCAGCGCTTGCCGTGGCCGGACGCTGCGCTGCTGGAGCGCGAGCGGGTTACCCAGCGGATGACTGCCCGGGTGGCGTACCGCGGGTTGCGGGTGGACGCCGACCACGTGGCCGCTAAGCGCACCGAGCACACCGACGCGCAAGCTGTGGCCGCCGAGCGCGTGCGGGCGGCTGGTGTGGCCGATCCCGGCAGCAACAAACAGGTCGGTGAGAAGTTGGCTCAGCTGGGCGCCAGCCTGCCTCGTACCGCCAGGGGTGCACCGTCAGTCGCGGAAGGTGCGATAGAGCCGCTACGGGCCGATCAGGGCGCGGTCGGCGAGCTGGTGCGCGCGGTGCTCGACTACCGTCACCACACCAAGGCTCTCTCGGCATTCTTGGAGCCCTACGCGCAGTTGTGTGCGCGCGGGGACGGCCGAGTACGCCCGACCATTTACACTCTTGCCGCGGACACCGGCAGAATGTCCTGTGTCCGTCTCAACCTCCAACAGGTCCCGCGAGAGGGTGGTTTCCGGGCGTGCATTACCGCGGATCCTGGGCATGTGCTGATCAGCGCTGACTTTTCCGGCGTGGAGATCCGGGGCGCTGCGGCGTTGTCTCAAGACGCCACGCTGATCAAGCTGATTGCAGAGGAAGACGCCGGCCGTAGTGATGGGCTGCACTGGCTCATTGCTCGTCAGGTGTTCGGTCCGGACGCTACTAAGGCGGATCGGTACACCGCGAAGCGGGTCGTGTTCGGCCGGCTCTACGGCGGAGCCATCGCCACGCTAGCCAAACAGGCTGGCACGTCCGAGTTGGTGGTGGCGTCCGCTATTGACGTTCTGGACGCGACCACGCCGCAACTCACCCAGTGGTCCCACGCTATCCGCAACGCCGTGAAGGCTGGTAGTACCCAGTTCCCCACCTATTCGGGCCGGACCATCCACCTGCCGCGGGAATACCCGCACAAGGGCCCGAACTACTGCATTCAGGGCACCTGCCGAGAGCTGCTCGTGGACGCGCTGACCCGCTGGCGTGACACCAAGTGGGGAGATTGCACGATCCTGCCAGTGCACGACGAGATCGTGGCCATGGTGCCCGAGGCGGACGCCGACGAGGCAACTGCCGAGCTCGTGGCGTGTATGCGGGGCAATTTGCATGGCGTGCCAATTATGGCGGAGGCCAGTGCGCCGTCATTCGCGTGGGCCGATTCGGTGTAGGAGGGATCCCAATGGCTGTCTGTCTCATTTGCGAAGACCAAGATGCCATGCACCGGTACGTGTGCTATGGCTGCACCAACCGAATGCGCCGCCAGCTGCGCGAACTGGAGACCTATGCCGCGATTCTCGCCGTGACCGTCGCGCCGTTGCACGGCGGATCAGGCCGGCGCGCACCTGGTTACGATAGTCGTAGCCCCGCTAGGGACGACGTGATCGTGATGCTCGATTGGCGAACCCGAACCGACTCCTGCGGTGACGATGACGATGACAGCCCCATCTGGTCTCTCCTCGGCACTCTCCACGGGTTATCCATCTACATCGCCGGTCAGCTTGGTCACACCGAACCGATGCGCATCACGATGACCGTCGTGACGGCGTATCTCTTGGCGGTGGTGGACCGCTGCGCGTTAGAGAAGTGGGTTGTGGACGTTGCCGCCGACATCCACGACTTACACACCCAAGCTCGCGCATTGGCGCACGATTGCCCACCTCGCCCACTTGGTGCGTGCCTCGGGGTGGGTTGTGGTGGAGCTGTTTATCCCGCCATTTTGCGAGATCAGCGTGGCGAGCACGAGGGAGCACGGTGCAGCAGGTGTTTGCGTGCGTACGACGGTCTCGATCTTGCTAGGCTCGGGGCGCAGGAGGTGACGGCACGGTGAAGCGTGTACCTGCTTGGGTAGTACTGGAGATCCTGCGGCAGGAAGCCGATAAGACGGGGGACAACCGATATCGTGTCACCGGTGGTGCCCTTCGGAATTGGGTGTGGCGTGGGCACGTCACCCGCGGCTCAGGTGGGTACGACCTCACGGAGATACTTGCCTATCTTCAGAGCCGCAGTGTGGCGGCTTGACACAGATCAAGTCCTGTGTGACGCTCGGGGAGAGCGGAGCCCTGTCCGCACCGAAGCCCCCGTCGAGAATTCTCTCCCCCTCCGGGGGCTTTGTCGCGCTCAAAGACCGTCCGGCCAGTGGTGGAGGTGTCTGGTGAACTCTGCCCTACTAACCGCGCTCCTCGTCCCTGTCAGCGGGCTCTTGCTCGCTCTCGCTTTCCTTTTCGGCGGCCGGGTGGCGCACCTCTTGGCAGTTCTGTCCGCTGGACTGTTCGCTGCGGCCGTCGTTCTTATTCTCGCTCACGGCTGATTGCGCGAGCCATGCCGAAACGGCCCTGCCTCGGCTGCAAGCGGCTGATCCCCACTGCCGACGGCAATCGCTGTCAGACTTGCCGCTCGGTACGGGACCGGCAGCGCGACGCGCGCCGTGGTGGGACCACACAGCGTGGCTATGGCCGGGTCTATCAGCGCGAGCGGGAGCGTGTACTACCCCGTGCTACGCACTGCTGCGTGTGCGGTGTCAGCTTTGCCGAGCTCGGTGTGCAGCCCACCGCTGAGCATCTCGTGTCCCGTCGGCACGGTGGCCGAGCGGTGGGCAACCTGGGTGCGGCGTGCGCACGGTGCAATTATGGTTGGGCACGACATGGCAACAGTAAGTAGTATATGCAGGTCAGAATCTTATTGATGCTCCACATAGGAGCATTCCACAGAGGACTGATTTCAAGCCTCTGACCTGCGGTTATGCCACCGGGGTCAAGATTCATTCGACCTGGGCTTTTCTGACCCGCCCCACACCCCATCTTTTCACGTGGTACCACTGGCGGAAATTGTCCGAAATAGTCGTTTTTTCGTGAAGAATTGTCCGATTTCGGGGGTGATCGTGATGCCCCGGAGCAAAAAACCGCCCGGACATGCGGTAGACAAACGCAACGGGCAGCGCGCCACCTTGAGTGTGATCAGTGGCGAGAAACCGAAGCGCCCACCGGCGCCGGGATCGTTGCGCGCGGATGCTCGCAAGCTGTGGGTGGCGTATTGGGATGACGTACTTGCCGGCATCGTTCAGCCCGCTGAGATCTACCTCGTGCGGCGCTGGGTGGCGAACGTCAACCGGTATCTGACGTTGATGGCCACCGCGGACGCGGAACCGATTGTGGAGGGCTCGCAGGGGCAGACCCGGGCGCACCCGGCTTACACGCTGGCACTGAAGCTTGAGGACTCGATTCGTGCCGACGAGGCCCAGCTGGGCTACGGCCCGAAGAACCGGGCGGCGCTCGGTATCGCGGTGGTGGAACAGAAGCGCAGCCTGGCTGATCTGAACACGAGGTACGGAGGCGCAGATGGCCGAGTCATCACCGCCACCGACGACCACGCGGACGAACGGGACCCGCGCACGCAAACCGGCTGAGCTCGGTTGTACCGCATGCGATTGGGTGCCCGAGCCTGACCAGTTGTGGCCTACCCAGGGTCCGGTGGCGGTGCCCTGGATCGAGGACAACCTCATCTTCGCCGAGGGCGACTGGTACGAGCAGCCATTCCGGTTGCGGCCGGACCAGAAGCTGTTTCTGTACCGCTGGTACGAACACTGCCCAGACTGTGGCCAGTGGCGCTACAACGACGGGTTGCGGGGCGCGGCCACCGGTGACGGCAAGACCGCGTTCGTGGCCGCGATTGTGGCTCTGGAGTTCGCCGGACCGCCGCAGATCGCGCCGGTCAGTCCGAACATCCCGATCGCCGCGGCGAGCTTCGAGCAGGCTGACCTGTTGTTTTCCGCCCTGGCCACGATGCTCGGCGGCCGGGACAACAAGGTGACCGAGGCCCCGCTGTGTGGGTTCTTTGAGATCTATGACACCGAGATCAAGTTTGCGGACGGACGGCCGGGGAAGGTGTTCCGGGTCGCGGCGGTCGCCGGCACGAACGAGGGCGGCCTGCCGCACCTATTCGTGCGAGATGAACTTCACGAGTGGGGCGATGTCGGCGACCGTAAAGCCCGGGTGGCTACCGTTATTGGCAAGTCCACCAAGAAACGCCGCACTCCTCGCGGCTGCGGTCGGATTCTGAGCCTGTCTACCGCCGGTTTTGACGTCGACCACAGCTTGCTCGGCAGCATGTACAAACTCGGCAAACGGACGCTGCGCGATCCCAGCGTGGCGCCGCGGTTTCTGATGGATTGGCAGGAAGCACCGGAGGGGTTGGATTACCGGAAGCGGGCCGATCGGGAGCGCGCGGTACGTGCCGCGTCGGCCGCGGCCGACCGGCAGTGGTCCGTGGCCGATCGGGTAGCGGAGTGGGGTAAGCCCGAGATGCCGTCGCACGAGTGGATCAGGTATTACGCCAACCGCTGGGTCGACGTGGCCGAGGAATCCTGGCTGAAGGACCACCCGGGAGCGTGGGCGAACTGTCAGGGTGAGTGGGAGACAAGCGATGCCAACCCGTGGGTTGAGACCATCGATATGGCGCTCAAACAGGACAGTGTCGCGGTCAACCGGGTTGAGCAGTTGCCCGACGGGCGGATTGCGGTCACGGCACGGATCTGGACGGCCGATCAGTTCCCGGACGGCCGGATCCACCACGGCGTGGTCTGGGACTACATCGTTGAGCACGCGCAAGGCCCCGGTTTCCGGGGTGTGGTGTATGACCCCCGGTTCTTCGAGGTGCCCGCCCGGTTGTTGGAAGACCGGGGCATCCCAACGATTCAGTTTGATCAGTCTCCGGCACGGATGACCCCAGCCTGTGGGCTGACTTTTCAGCTGATTCTGGACGCCATGATCGTGCACGACGGGGACCCGGACCTCGCGGCGCACGTCAACGCCTCGGTGAAGCGACAGCAGGAACGCGGTTTCACGCTCTCCAAGGGTCGCAGCAAGCGGCACATCGACGCCGCGGTGGCCATGTGCATGGGCGTGTGGGTGCTCCACGAGGTCCCCGAGGAGACCACGCCGCCACCGGCGACGGTGAGCGCGGCGATCGTAGACGATCACGATTTGTGGCGGCCGACGTCCCGCCTGCAACTCTGACCAGGGAGGTCTCGCGTGCTGACTATTCGTGTGCCCGCGCCACCGGCGGGGCTGGTTGCCAACCTGTTCGGTCTGCTTGGGCTGATCGGGTTGGCCATTGCCGCTGGGGGCCTGACGGGTAACTGGTGGTGGACGCTGGCCGTGGGTAGCGCCATGGCCGTCGGCCTGTCCTATGTCGCCCACGCCCACGCGGCCGCCGTTGCCGCTCCGGCGGATGGCGCGGCCGCCACGGCGCGGCCTGACCTTCGGGCCGCGGCATGAGGTCGTGGTTGTTCCCGCCCCAGCTGATTGGCCGGGCCACGGAGGCCACCCCGGACCAAGTGGTGGCCACCGGCGCGGCCGGCGGGTCGTGGGGCACGGACCCGGTTGACAATGACGCCGGCTGGCGACCGGCGGGCAGTGCGGGCCGCGAGATCCCCCCGTGGACCAACGAAAAGGCCAGGATCTACAGCGTTGCGGCTTATCGGTCCAACCCGATGGCCCGCGCGATCATTGATACCTACACGAGCTTCTGCGTCGGCGATTCGGGCGTGACCTACCAGGTCACTAATCCGCAGGTCCGGGCAGTGGTTGAGGAGTTTTGGGAGGACCCCCGCAACCAGATCGGCCAGTCTCAGGAGTTGGGGTTGCGGTCAAATCTGCTGCTGGGTGAGACGATTCGAGAGCTTATGGTGGGCCCCACGTCGGGCGTGGTGCGTTATAGCCCGATCGAACCGGCCACCGTTGCCGAGATCACCCTGACGGCGGGTAACCCGCTGTGGCCGGATCGGGTGTGGTTCCGCTCCGGATCCGACCTGCGGTCACTGAAGGTTGCCGCGGTGGACGACGCCACGGGGCTCCGCGACGGTGAGGCGTTGTTTTGGGCGCCGTTTAGGTCCTTGGAAACCGACGTGCGGTCGGCACCGTTCCTCATGCCGATTCTGGACTGGTTGGACAGTTACGACACGGTGCTGTCCAACCTGATCGACCGTACGGCGCTGGCCCGGTACCTCGTGTGGGACGTCACCGTTGAGGGCGGCCAGGAAGAGGTGGACAACTTCGTCCGGACCCGCGGCGGCACCCACGTGCCCCGGTCCGGCACCGTGGAGGTGCACAACCAGGCGGTGACGTGGGAGCCCAAAACGGCGCCCACCGGCGCCGAGGAGGACTCGGTGGCTGCCCGTTCCGTGCTCACCCTCGCGGCCGCCGGGTCTGGGCTGGCGAAAACATGGCTCGCGGAGCCCGAGGGCGCCAACCGGGCAACCAGCCACACCATGGCTGAGCCGGTGCGGCGTCGGGTAGCCGGCGTGCAAAAGACCTGGCTGGGGTATCAGACCGAGCTCGTCCGGTTCGCGGTGGACCGGGCGGTGGCGGCACGCCGGTTGCCGGCGACAGTGGAGGCGGTGGACCCGAAAACCGGCCAGTCTTACCAGTTGCCCGCGTCGCGGACGGTGATGGTTACCGGCCCCGAGATCGCCGCGGCGGACGCCGAAATCACCGCCCAGGTGCTGCTCAACCTCTCCACTGGGCTGGAAAAGCTTCGGGGAATCGGTGCGCTGACCGAGGAAGCCACCGCGGTTGCTGCCCGGAAAGCGTGGGAGGACTTCGTGGGCGTCCCCTACACCGCGTCTCTGGATAGCTCTAACGCGAACCCTGGCGACCTGGCCACCCATGTTGACGCGAACGCGCGGCTGAAGGCCGTGTGAGAGACCCGGAAAGGGCGCTTGTGATGTCCCTGTCCCGTGAAGAGGCCGCGCGCCGCCTCGGCATGAAGGTTGCCGAGGTGGTCAAAGTGGAAGAGGGTCCGGCCGGCACGTGGGCCACCACCCATGACGGCGTGCGCACCCTACTCGCTACTGTCGAGCCGGCCGCCGAGCTCGAGCCGGCTGACGAGGTGCCGGACGGTGCTGTTGGCGAGGTGCTCACCTGGGTTGGCGACGACTCAGCGCGTGCACGTGCCGCGCTGAAGGTGGAACAGGCCAAGCCCAAGCCCCGGACCGGGCTGGTTTTTGACCTGCGGAAACTGGCAGGTTCGGCATGACGGCCCCAGCGGCTGTGGTGTGCCCGGCCTGCGGTCACCAGTTCATCCCGGATGCCGGGGCGACACGGGCCACCGAGGCTGTCGAGGCTGACAACCCGAAAAAGCCCTACGGCGACGTCAACTATGCGGACCCGGGATACCAGAAGGACGGCAAGGCCCGGTATCCGCTGGACACTGAGCAGCACGTTCGGGCCGCGTGGTCCTATATCAACCAGTCCGACAATGCCGCCCAGTACACCTCGGACCAGCTCAAGAACATCAAGGGGCGGATCCGGGCGGCAGCCAAGCGGTTCGGCATCGCTATCGCTGATCAGGCCACCGAAGCGGGTACGGTGACCGATTCTGACCGGCTGGCCGGTCGGGTCATTGAAGCCAAAGGCACTGGTAGCGATGGTGGGCGGATCTTCCGGGTGCGGGTCATCGCTTACGGTGACAGTAAGAACGCCAGACGCTATCCCGAAGCGGTGATGCGCGCCGCGGCGCCGCTGTATGAGGGCGTCAAGGCATATGACCACCACCGCGCCGAGGGCGAATTGCGGTCTTCCACGATCAGCGGCCTCGTGGGCTACTACCGCAATGCCGAGGCCACCGGCGACGGGATCGAGGCCGACTTGCATCTGCTCCCATCGGCCACCCGTGCCGCCGAGGCACTAGATACGAGCCTGACTATTCAGGGCGAGGGCTTGTCTCCGCTGGTGGGGATCAGTCACGACGTGATGGCGATGTACCGGCCGATCGTGGCTGGCGGGCAACGGCTGCAAGAGGCCACCGCCATCGTGAAAGTTAATTCCGCCGACATCGTTGCCGATCCGGCCGCTGGTGGTCAGGCCACCCGCATGGTTGCCGGTGGCACGGAGATTACTGAGACCGACCCGGCGAGTGTCCGGGACGAGAGCACAAAGGAGTCCGACGTGACTATCACGACCGCGGACGTGCTCGCCGCGTTCAAGGATGCCGACGATGACGCGCTCGCCGCGGTCGGCCTGCGCAAGGTGAGTGAGTCCACCACAACGACTGAGCCGTCCGCCGCTTCCGCAGTGGACTCAGCGCCTGTTGGGGGTGAGCCGAGCACCGAGAGCACTGGGACAGCGAAGGCATCGTTTATGGGCAAGTTCATGATCCGCCAGATGGTTGCCGACGCCGGGTTGCCCGAGTCCGCCGTTGAGGCGGTGACCGCGCTGCTGCCGGAACAGGTCACCGAGGCTGATCTGTCCACGCAGATCGCCGCGCTGAAGACAAGCCTGGGCTTGGTCGAGCGCACCGGGTTGACCCCTACGAACACTGCGGCGGTCACCCGAGAGGCGGTGGATAAGAAACGCGATGCGCTAGATGCGTTCTTTGCGGGTGACTACGTTAACGGTTACCGGTCGTTCCGGGAGGCGTTTGCCGACTTCACCGGCCGTCGGCCGAAGTCCTTTGACGAGGACTACAACCGCGTCATCCTGCGCGAGTCACTCGGCGAGTACGATTCGGGCGTTACCCGGTCCACGGAAAGTATGGACTCTACTACCTGGAACCTTGTACTCGGGGACAGTATTACTCGGCGCATGGTGGCCGAGTACGTTCAACCGTCTTTGCAGACGTGGCGGCAGGTCGTGAGCTCTACCCCGCCGGTCAATGACTTCCGTATTCAGCGGATTGAGCGCGTCGGCGGTTACGGCGTGCTGCCCGCAGTTAACCAGGGGGCGCCGTATCAGCCGCTCACGTCACCGACCAACGAGGAAGTCACCTACACGGTCACCAAACGCGGTGGGACGGAAGACATCACACTGGAGATGATCGCCAACGATGACATCCGGGCTATCCAGCGCATTCCCGGCAAGCTCGGTCTAGCCGCGGCGCAGACTCTCTACCGGTTCGTCTGGGACATCCTGCCCACCAACGCAGCCACGTCTTACGACGCAACCGCGCTGTTCGCAGTTGGCCACGCCAACACGGACAACCCGGCCGTGCTCGGCCAGTCGACGCTGTCGGTTGGGCGGCGCAAGATGCGCAAGCAGACAGCCTACGGCGATTCAAGCGACGTGCTGTCGTTTACACCGCGCGTTCTCGTGGTGCCCCCCGACCTGGAGGAAATCGCGTTTCAGCTGGCGACATCGGCTGTGGCGATTCCGTCCACGCCGGCCGGTCCGACCGATACGCCGAACATCCACCAAGGTCTTCAGGTCATCGTCGTGGACTACTACTCGGATACGAATGATTGGTATCTGGTGTGTGACCCGGCGATGTGCCCAACGATCGAGGTCGGTTTCTATCAGGGCCGCCAAGATCCGGAACTGTTCACCCAATCTGACCCGAGCGTGGGTAGCGTGTTCAACGCCGATAAAGTTACATATAAGATTCGGCATATTTACAGCGGAACCGTGTTGGATCACCGGGGTTTCTACCGTGGCTCCAACTGATATCCACTGACCACGTGCCTCGTGTCTGTTACCCGTACAGCGGGCACGGGGCACGTTTCCATCCGCTGTTGACCAGTTGAGGCGGCCGCTCGGCGGGTTCCGCGATCCCCAGATCAAGGAGAGACCATGCAGGTCAAAGAACTAAGTAGTAATTTCTCCGTGGACATTTATGTGGCTGGGCAGGCTACGGCAGGTACCCCGGATGAATTTACCGGATTCGTTGCCCCGTTCAACATGAAGATTGTCGCGGCGACGTGGACTCCCAAGTCGTCCATTACCGCCAACGGCACGAATTACTTCACTCTGACCGTCCGCAACCGCAAAGGCGACGCGTCGGGCACCGCCCAGTCGGCCACCCGGTCCTACGCGGCTACGAACTCCACGGCGCTAGTGCCGGAGTCCATGACGCTGTCCTCCACCGCATCGGACCTCAATCTGGTTACCGGAGACCACCTCACCATAGAAAAGCTGGTCACCGGTACCGGGTTGGCGATGCCGGCCGGCACCGTCCGCGTGTCTATACAGGGCCGCTGATGAACCGGCCAGCGGCCAACCCGGTTGGCGTGACCGTTTCGGCGGTGGTGTTCACCGGGCCGTGCACCTACAAGGGCGTCTCGGTGCGGGAAACCGCCGGAGCCGCGGCTGTGGTGCGCGTTTACGACAACACCGCCGCTTCCGGCACGCTATTGGCCACGATCAGCCTGGCGCCCAACGGCCCTTTTGCCGAGAACCCGCCGGACGGGGTACGCGCGGCCAACGGCATCTACTGGTCGGTGGTGTCGGGCACCGTTGAGGGTTCGGTACGGGTGGGATGAGCCGATGCTGACTCGGGTTGCCCGTACCGCTACGGCCGTTCTCTCCCACACGTTCGTGGTCGGGGAGGTCGCAACAGACTCCACGACCACGGTCACCGTCACCATCGAAAGGTTGGATGGGACCACGGTGGCCAGTGGCAACGCCACCAGTGCCGGCGTGGGCACCGGTACCTACACCTTCACCCTGCCCTCACAGGCTCAACTGGACGCGTTGACCGTGGATTGGGCGGCCACCATCGTCGGTGCTGCCGTGACCGAGCGGGACCACGTAGAGATCTGCGGCGGGTTTCTCTTCACCCTGGCGGAAGCTCGCGCCAGTGACCCAAGCTTGGCGGACACGAGCAAATACACCGCCGCTGACCTGCGGGCCAAACGCCAGGAGGTAGAGGAGGAGTGCGAGCGGATCTGCGATCGGGCGTTCGTACCGCGTTATCAGCGCGCCGTGCTGGACGGCACGGGCACCACGGATATCTTACTGGCGGACGTCGACGCTCCCGGGTCTGGCGCGGATATCCGCACAATCCGCTCAGTATCCGTCGCACCCCGCGCCAATCAAACCTTTGTCGCGCTCACAGCCGGCGAACTGGCCGCCCTGGTCGTCACTCGCGATCGGGCACTACGCCGCGTCGACAGCGCAACGTGGACCGAAGGCGTGGCGAACATCGTGGTCGAGTACGAATTCGGGCTCGACGCACCGCCTGCCGAGCTCGAACGAGCGGCGCTGACCCGGCTGAGGACCCGGCTCAACATCGCTCGGTCAGCCATTCCCGACCGTGCCAGTTCATTCACTGCGGCCGAGGGCGGCACGTACCGGCTGGACATGCCCGGCGCCTGGAAAACAGGGCTGCCGGAGGTGGATGCCGTCTATGCCCGGTATTCCCTGCGCTCCGGTGCCGGTACTGGTGCTGATGGCCGGGCTGTCCCGGCGTCCCGGCAGCTCAACTATGACCCGCAACACTGGGCGCTGTACCACGGCGGGGTGCGCTGATGGCCGGCACTAACGTTGTGGCGACGAAAAAGGCCCTAATAGCCAAGCTGGCGGCCGCGCCCAGCCTGGTCGGCGTGCAGGTGGACTACGCGTATAACGGGCGTAGCGTGGGCGCAGCGCGTGAATACCTCTTCGGTGGCTCGGCGCGCAGTGAGCACAGCCTCGCTACGTTCAAGACGGCCACGACCCGGATGACGCGGGACGAACAGGTCACCCTGCAAGTGCACATCATGGTGCGTGATATCACCAGTGACGCTATCGCGGCCGATGAACGCGCCCAGGCAATCGGGACGGTACTCGAAGAGCTCTTAGCCGGTGATCCAACGCTGGACGATTTGCCCGATCTGTTGTTTGCCGGGGTGACCGGCATTGAGCTCGGCGAGCCAGCCTATGACGATGACGGTGTCAGCTCATCCCTGAGCTATGAAGTCGGTTTCCGCTCCTATTTGAGCTGAGGGTGTCATGTCAAAGCTCGTTTTGCTGAATACGCGCCTGTTTGTGTCCGGCGCGGACTTCACATCCAATTCCAATAAAGTGGAATTGGAAATGGAAGCGGACGACGTTGACGCCACGAACTTTGGGTCTGGCGGTTGGAAAGAGACCTTGCAGGGGTTGATTTCCACGAAGATAACAGGCGAGGGGCAGTGGGAGGCAGGCGACGCGGGCAAGGTCGACAACGCACTCTGGGCGGAGCTGAGTGCCGGTAGCCAGTCGCCGTGGACTGTGTGCCCGGTTGACGCCGCTGATGGTGCTTTGGCGTATTTCACCAAGGCTGTGGACACGAAATACGCTCTTTTGGGCGCGGTCGGTGACGTTGCGCCGTGGTCCGCGGAGGGCATGGGGTCGTGGCCGGTAGCGCGCGGCGTGGTGGCGCATCCGCCGGGTACGGCCCGTACGGCTAACGGCACCGGTACGGGCGTTCAACTTGGTGCTGTAGCCGTAGGTCAGTACCTGTATGCGTCTTTGCACGTGTTGTCGGTGGCGGGCACGTCTACGCCGACGCTTACGGTGGTCATCGAGTCCGACGCCGATAATTCGTTCGCGTCGCCGATCACGCAGATCACGTTCGCTGCCGCTACCGCGCGTGGTGGCCAGATTGCGCGTACTGCCGGCGCGATCGCCGACACCTGGTATCGCGCGAAATGGACTATCACCGGGTCAAGCCCGTCGTTTCTTTTCCTCGTCGCTTTCGATGTGAGGTAACCCATGGCCAAGATGGTTCTCAAGGACTGTTATATCTCCATCAACAGTCAGAATTATTCGGCAAACGTCTCCAAAGTCGAGCTCGAGATGGAAGGCGACGACCAGGACGTGACCACGTTTGGTTCCGGTGGTTGGAAAGAAATCCTTCAGGGGCTAAAGTCCGGTTCGTTGTCAGTGACATTCAAAGATGACTTCGCTGACAGTGCTGTCGATGATCTGTTGTGGGCCGTATTCAACGCGGGTAGCAACGTCGCGTTCGAACTACGCCCAACACAGTCCGCGGTGAGTGTGAACAACCCGAAGTATACGGGGAACCTCACCCCGACCGGTCATAAAGTGGGTGGCGGCGTCGGTGACGTCGCTGAGAACGAAGTTAAGTTTCCGACCTCTGGCGTTGTTACCCGGGCGGAGTCGTGATACCCGCCAACGCAAGGGTAGATCTTCAATCAAACGGCACGGGGCGAGTCGAGGTCGACGGTGTAGACGTTTCAAAACAGGTTAAGGCACTCACCTTGTCGGCGTCCGCAGGCCAACAATCGGAGCTCGTATTGCACTTCGTTTTGGGTGGTGTCGCTGTTTCCGGCGAGATCGATGTCGTTGTGGACGACGAAACTCGTTGGGCACTTGTCGTGTTGGGTTGGATGCCGCCAGAAAAGCCGGACCATGGCGAAACTGGTTGATCTCGACCTGTCGCAGCCGGAGCGGAAATTGCGGGATCTCGCGCGTGCGCTTCGGGCGGCAGAAGAGGGCAAGACTCTGCGCCGGGAACTGGTGAAAGGGCTCCGTTCAGCGGCTCAGCCAGCTCGGCAGGATGCACGTTCTGCGATAATGTCTATGCCGTCCACGACGAAACGCAAGGGTCCCGGGTTACGCGCGGCTATCGCAAAGAAGATCACGGTGGCTGCCAGGTCCTCTGGCCGCGCCGTTGGTGTGAAGATCGTCGCGAAGAAAACACCTAATCTTCGTGGTTTCACTAACGCGCCACGGCGCACAAACAGCCCGAAGGGTTGGCGCCACCCGGTGTACGGCCACCGCACCCGCTGGACGGCTCAGATCGGCAAACCAGGTTGGTTTGACGATGCGATAAAGAAACGTAAAAACGAATACCGCGAGGCGGTTGTTGACGCCATGGACAAGGTAGCCGACAAGGTCGCCGGGAAGGTTTAGCGGTGATCGTTACGTACGCCCCGGACGGGCAGGAGCCTCAACGGTGGGATTGGGACCCTACTAAGGTCCGTGCGGTTGAGGCTGAGCTGATCGAGAAGCGTTTTAACGGCACGTGGGATTCCTTCCGTATGGCTGTGCTGGAGGGGTCTGTGCGCGCTCGGCGCGTGCTTTTGTGGCATCTTCTGAAGCGTCAGCACCCGATACTGCGGCTGGGCGATGTGGATTATGGTTTGGGTGAGTTGACTGTTGAGATGACCCGGGCGGAACTTATGGAATTCCGTGGCGCTGTCGTCAAGGCGAAAGGAATTACTGACGAGGAGCGCGAGAAGGCGTTGCGCGCGCTGGACGCTGAGATCGAATCGGCTCCCGAGGTCGTCGACGTGGGAAAAGTCAGTTAGAACAACAGCGACTCAAGTACTGCATGGCCGTCAGTGAGGTTCTCAATATTAGGCCGTGGGAGCAGCGCGAACTTCTCACGGTTGAGGAATTGCAAGCCGCTTTCGACTACGTCGACAGGCTTAATGAGAAGATGAAGCAGTGAGAGTGAGGATCGATTGCCGTGAGTGACGCCTCGCTCATATTCAATATTCTTGGCCGTGACGGTGTCAGCAGTGTATTCGATAAGATTCAGCGCAAGGCCCTGGAGACTGCTGTTACCTTTGTTGGGGCTGACGCGGTATCGAAGCGGTCTGGTAGTGATACGTCCCGAATCATTCGTACGGCGTTCTCGGAAATGGGGGCGGGTATTTCTTCGGTCGCAAAAGCGGCCGGACAGGCGCTTGTCGGCAATTTTTCTCAGGCTGCGGAAACGATAGGTAGCACACTGAGCAAGAGTGGTCCTGCCGCTATTGGTGCGCTGGTCTTGGTAGGCGGCGCAGCAGCGGCGGCGGCAGGACCCATCGGTGTAGCCATCGGCGGCGCGCTTATTTCAGGCATGGGCGCGGGGATTGCGCTTGTGCCTATCCTGTTCGCGGCAAAAAACGATCAGGTGAAAAAATCTTGGTTGGACACGATAAATCACATGAAGACGGTTACTTCTCAATTGTCGCAACCGTTCGTGCCAGTGCTTCAGCACATCTCGGGTTCTGTCCGCTCCGCGTTCGACCGGTTGTCGCCTATTTTTGGTCAAGCGTTTGCGCAGATGGCCCCACACGTCCAAGGGTTCGCGGACAACCTGATCAGCGCGTTCACAAGACTTGGACCGTCAATTGGACCGATAACCAAGTCTTTTAGCGATATTCTAGACCGACTCGGGCCGATGCTGCCTGGCATCTTCCAGTCGCTCGCCGATGCTATCGGGCATTTAGCCGAGGTTATCGGTCAGCATTCAGGAGAGTTCGCGAAGATTGTCAAATTTATTTTAGACATCGTGCCCGCGGCCATTGAACTAATTGCCTGGATGGTTCGTGTAGGTGATGTTGTCGGACAAGTGGTGTCGGCTGTGTCCTCGTGGTTTTTCCATCTCGGTGAAAACATCGGTTTCGCGGTTGGCGGCATTCGTGGTTTTGTCGTACAAGCGTGGGCAGAAATCACCGCTTGGGTTACCAGTAAGGCCGGCGAGATTGTGAACACGGTTACCGGCGCTTGGGGCGCCGTCGTTGCTTGGACGTTCACCACCTGGAACACCGTTGTCAGCGCCGTCGTCGGCGCCGCTTCCCGCCTGTGGGGCGCGGTCACCTTGACATTGAACAGTGTCGTTGGTTTTGTTGCGTCAATCCCCGGGCGCATCCTCGGCGCTCTCGGCAACCTTGGCGGGCTATTGTACGGCGCGGGTAGAGACGTCATTCAGGGGCTCATTAACGGGTTTAACGCAAAGGTTGGTGAACTTCTCGGCCGTGCCGCGTCCATCGTCAACAGCATTAAAAACACCATTGCAGGCGCGCTGCATATCGGGTCGCCGTCGAAGATCACCACACAGTACGGTGTGTGGATCGGTGAAGGATTAGCCCTTGGTATGGCCAAGTCTGCCGGCATGGTGTCCAGCGCGGCCGGCGCACTGTCCGATTCTGTAACCGCCGGTCTCGCCGTACCGGCTACCCAGGTGGGCACGGCGAGACCGGCACAGGCCAATTCAACGCTAATGCTGCCGCTTCCGGCGGCACGGTCACCCTTGAAATCAATTCCGGTGGGTCAAAGCTGGACGACCTCTTGGTGGAGCTATTGCGCAAAGCCGTCCGCGTTCGCGGCGGTGACGTGCAGATCGTGTTGGGCGGTGCTGGATGACGGTGCAACGCGACATCGTCACGGAACTGTATGTTGGTGGCGGTTGGACGAACGTCACCAATGACGTGAAAACCGGCGACCCGATTCACATCGCCCGCGGCCGGCGGAACGAGAGCGGCGACGCGGACCCCTCCACGTGTGGACTGACCATTAACAACCGTTCCGGTAACTATTCACCGCGCAACCCGGTCGGGGCGTATTACGGCTCTATCGGCCGCAACACGCCCATCCGACTGGCTCTGCGCACAGCAAAGGACAGCTACGCCAGGACAGTCAGTAATGGTTGGGGCACCGCCGACGTTGGCGGCGCCTGGACCACCAGCGGCGGTTCAGCGTCTGATTACAACGTGGGCAGCGGGGTTGGCAAGCTCAAGCTGACCACGACCAATGTGGCGCGCACGGCACTTCTCGGCCCGACCGTGATGGACCGCGAAGTTCTGGTCAAAATTAATGTCCCGGCCGTAGCTACTGGTGCGAGCCTCATTGCGGGTGTTCTGCTTCGGTACGCCTCCGGTAGCGACCACTACCGGATGCAGCTGGAATTCCCGACCGCCGGCAACGTCAAGATCGCCGTGTACAACGTGACAACGCTGCTCGGCACTGTGGTCACGACTAGTCTTAACTATGCGGCGAACAGCCAGTTCTGGCTACGCGCACATGCGGAGGCTAACCAGCTGCGCGGCAGGGTGTGGGCGGACGGTACGCCCGAGCCAAATACGTGGAACATTGACCAGTTCGACCTGCATTACCAAGTGGGTCCGGTCGGTCTTTTCGCGCTTGCCTTGACCGGAAATACGAACAGCAACCCCGAGTTCTCCTTTGCCTCATTCGAGGTTCGGTCGAATCGGTTTCACGGCGAGGTGTCATCGTGGCCTGCCCGCTGGAGTATCAACGGGACGGACGTTTATGTGCCGGTCGAGGCTGCTGGTCTGTTGCGGAGACTCGGCCAAGGCGCTAGCCCGTTGCATTCCGCGCTGCGGCGCAGCGTCCCTAATTTGGGCGCTCAGCTGGTCGCCTACTGGCCGTGCGAGGATGGCAAGAAAGCCACCGAGGTGGCCTCCGGCCTCGGCGGACCGTCCGGGTTGTTCTACTTTTCCGGTCCGGCTGACTTCGCGTCGTTCAGCGATTTCGACTGCTCGGACCCACTGCCGATAATGCACAACACCCGGTGGGACGGTAACGTCCCGTTTTATGTCTCGACCGGGCAAATACAGGTCAGGTTTCTGCTGCACATCCCAGACAACGGCACCGGGGACGCGACGGTACTCGCGCACGTCTGGACGAATGGCACCGCTGCGCTGTGGGAGATTTCCTACTTCTCCGGCGGCGGACTCGCCATCAAGGTGTACGACGGTTCCAGTTCCACAGCTATCTACACGTCAGGCATCGGTACATTCAACGCGAACGGGAAATTGCTTCGCGTTTCTCTGGAGATGACCGAAAGCGGGGGCAATGTCAACTGGACGTTGGCCACTCTGGAGGTTGGTCAAACAATTGGCGGAACGATCAGTGGCACGGTAACTGGCCGTACGGTGAGTAGTGCGCGTCAGGTAATCATCTGTCCACACCTGAATCAAGACCAGGTCGCTATCGGCCATGTCACCGTTGAATCGGCGGTGACAAGCCTGTTTGACTTGTTTTTGCAGCTCAACGCCTATTCTGGCGAGACTGCGATTATCAGGATGCAGCGGTTGTGCGTGGAGGAAGGTGTCCCGCTTGGCCTGCACGAGTTGGACAGTACGATCACTAGTCCGGCGATGGGTGCTCAAAAGCCTGATACTTTGGTCAATTTGCTTCGTGAATGCGAAGCGGTCGACATGTGCACACTTTACGAATCACGTAATACGTTGTCTTTGATGTACCGGCGACGGTCCAGTTTGTACAATCAGCCTGCTCGGGTCGCGTTGACGTATGGACAGTTGTCTCCGCCGTTCGAGCCAACCGACGACGACCAGCAAACCCGCAATGACGTGACGGTCAAGCGAGTTGACGGCGTCGACGCGAACGCGGTGCTGGCGTCTGGTCCCCTCTCTGTTCAGTTGCCCCCGAACGGGGTAGGTAAGTACGACACGTCAGTCACGCTCAACGTGGCATCGGACAGTCAAGTGCCGGACTCCGCCGCTTGGTTGCTGCATCTCGGTACTGTAAACGAACCGCGGTACCCGACGGCGACGGTGAACCTGCTGGCCACGACTGTCACCGCGGATCCAGCGGCCGCGCCGGGGATACTGGACCTGAGCGTTGATGATCGACTAACGGTGTCGGGTTTGCCGGTGTGGCTGCCCCCCGGGACGGTGTCCCTATTGGCACGTGGCCACGCAGAAACCCTCGGACAGTTCGAGCACACCATCACGCCGAACTGTGCGCCGGAGTCCCCGTATCAGGTCGTCAAGCTGGACACATCTCTGTTGGACGCGGACATCTCAACGCTGGCCAGTGGAGTGACGAGCAGCGGTACAAGCCTGTCCGTGGCCACGCCGAGCGGGACGCTGTGGCAAACCGGCAGCGTGTCTATCCCTATCACGATTGGTGGCGAGGACGTGACGGTCACCAACATCAGTGGCAGTAGCAGTCCCCAGACGTTCACCGTGACCCGCTCCGTGAACGGGATCGTGAAGGCACATTCGTCCGGCGAGTCAGTGGCCCTTACTCACCCGGCTGTGCTGGCCCTGTAGGAGGAGAAACATGCCATATCCATGGGCTGCCGGCAACCAACTCACCGCCACGGATCTCAACGCAGCGATTGACCGGGTGCGCTGTAAAAGGCAAACCGCGTCGCAAACGGTGAACAACTCCATCACGCTGGTGAACAGCAATGACCTGATTTTCGCGGTCAAGGCGAACACGAAGTACATGATGGACTCGTTGATTATTTACGATTCCAACATCACCGCCGATTTCAAAATCAAGTTCTCGGTTCCCAGTGGCACGTCAGTGCGCGTTTCTCCGTGGTGCAACAACACGGGGACGGACACCATCACTGGCGCCCTTTCGCACGACGCCATTGACGCCGACAACTTTGCCGCTGGTGGCGTCGGAGCGGGCACGATGATAACCATGAGGCCGTCGGCACGCATCACCGTCGGGTCAACCGCTGGCAACATGGTGGTGCAGTTCGCGCAGAACACGGCGAACGTCAGCGACACGAAGCTCGTTGAGGGCTCGTGGATCGTGCTCTTTGAGGTGGCCTAGTCCGCTGCCCTCGCCGAACCGCCCTAACGTACGAAACGGTTCCGCTGCAGGTCCAACCCGTATCACCAACCCAGACGGCTCTCAATCGGATGGCGTGGCTTGCGCACGCACCGGCTCCCGACCACCACCGCAACCCCAATCCCGCAGCGCGCTGCCAACCCCGTGAGGTGACCATGCCAGGTCTGGATTACTCCGCCGGACGACCCACCGGGGCTCAGATCCGCGGTGCCGGATACGAGTTCGTTGTGCGCTACTGCGGCACGCCAGGCCGCACCAAGAACATCACCGCCACGGAGTACCGGGACCTCGTCAGCGCGGGTGTCGCCGTGGCGCTGGTCTACGAGAACACCGCCGGTGACGCCCGCGGCGGGTACGACGCCGGGGTGACGGGAGCACGCCTCGCCCGAGCGGACGCGGACGCCATCGGCTTCCCTCGCAACAGGCCGATCTATATGGCCATCGACGACGTCAACGCCAGCGACTACCTACCCGCCTGCATGGCCTACCTGGACGGCGCCGCATCCGTGTTGGGCCGGGACTGTACCGGCGTGTACGGCTTCCGGGCGGTGGTCGCTGAAGCCCTGCGGCAGGGCAAAGCCCGGTGGGCTTGGCAATGCGGTTCGTGGTCCGCGCTGGTGGCCGGCGTGCACCTGTATCAGCGCAACAACGACACCACCACCGTCGGGGGTATCGCTTGCGATATCAACGACGCCATAGCACCTGATTTTGGTCAATATCCCCAGGAGGATGACTTGCTACAGGATGAGAGAAACGCGCTATTTGACGTCCGGGAGCAACTGTGCGGTAGCCGCGTACCTGGTCAGTACCCCGGGTGGCCCGTGCTGGACGGCAGCAACCGGAGCTTGACCGTGGTGGACACGGTTCGGGAGACCCACCGGGAGCTCAACCAGCAGCTACCCAACCGGGTCAACGGTCTGACCAAGGAAACCATCGCCGGCAACGCGGCCAACGCGGACGCCTACGGCTTCCGGATGCAACAGATGCTAGCCGGATTGCAGGCCGCCGTTGCCACACTTGCGGCCGCGGTAGCGGGGGATGCGTTGACCGCTGAGCAACTCACGGCCGCTGTTGCCGCCGCCATCAGAGACAACGTCGTCACCGTGGATGTGTCTGTGCATGGCCAGCCGACCGTGCCCTAGCAAGGAGGTACCACCTGATGTTCACCGCTGTCTACTGGAAGGACTTGGCCGAGCGGGTGGTGTCCAGCGCCGCCGGTGGCGCTCTCACCGCCCTCGGTGCGGACGCGGTCAACGCCTTACACCTGGATTGGCCGGCCGTGCTGGGCATTGCCGCAGGCACCGGTTTGGTGTCCCTGCTCAAGGGCCTAGCGGCCGCGGTGTTGCCGGTCGGACAGCCCGGGTCGCCTTCCCTCGTCACCACGGTCCCGCGCCCGCCGGCCGGGAGCTGACTTCGGGTCGTTGTACGACCCCGACGTGGTCCGCCGCGTCGCCGTCGAGGACTGGGAGTCCGCATCTGCTGCAATTGGCGGCGCTTGTAGCACCCGGGAAATTTCGGGCGGATATCGCCGACTGGAAAAGTCTCGGTGTTCACGCCGGGGATAATCGATCTGTTAATCTTGGCTAGTCGCCACACGCCCGGCGGTACAGAAACGCTTCCGCACTTTCCGGTTATCTGGAAGGTGCGGAAGCGTTTCTGTACCGCCGGGCGTGTTGGGTTTCTTCTCCGGTGTGGGCGAGTAGGTGAGCGAGTGCGGCGCCCATGCCGAGCACGGCCACCGGCACGCACGCCACCACGGTGGTGATCTGCCACGGCGCGGCGTGCATGCCGGCCGCGACCATGAGGTGGTAGGCGACCTGCCCGAGCGCGCCCAAGCCCAGCGAACCCAGGGCGGAGACCCGGGCGTAGACCCGGGTCCGGGTGGACTCGACCCGGCCCGAGAGCCACACCCACAGGGCGTACGCGGCGTAGGTCTCCATACCGATCGGCAGCGTGATAGCCGTGTTGATCACGACGTTTCCCGCGATCCCGGGGAGCGGGTGGACCGGGCCGAACCCGGCAAGCTCACCGAGTCCGACCCACCCGGACCAGATGGCCACGAAGGCAGGTAACGCCAGCAACATCAGCGGCCAGCGGGGCACGTGACGGTGGGGGTTCGGACCCGGACTCGGACCCGGACTCAGACCCGGGTTATGGGATCCCGTAACCGGTGTGACCTGCGGTCCCGCCTTGGCCGGCACGGTCGGTTCCGGGGCGTGCAGGCCCACCTCTGAGCTCGGGTCTGAGTCCGGGTCCGGGGTGGGCTTGGGGGTGGGTCCGGAGATCAACGCCAGCGCGTCAGACGCCTTGTCCGCGCCGACCCGAAAGCGCTTCATGATCTTGTTCCGGGACGGCAGCGAACCCTCTTCTTCAGCCCAGGTCCGGACCCGGTCCGCCAGATCCGAGACCGGGATCGGATGCGCGGACCCGGGTTCGAACCCGGGCTTGACGCCGTTGCTCGCCGGGTTCACGGCCGGACCTCCGGCGACTCTGCGACACGGCTCGGACGGATGGATAGGAATTTGCTTTGTAGCACGGTGCCGATCTCCATCACGTCGATCACACGCGCCGAACGCGGCACTCCGGAGTGCGTGTGCACGGTGATGGTGTCCCCGAGCGCTTTCTGTACCGCCGCCTCGGCAACACGGTACGCGTCTTGCTCGTCGACACCTTCCGCATGCACAAACACGGTCACAACGACCGGGTAGCGGTGGGATTCATGGCTCATCACGTTTCAGCTTCCGGTTCGATTTCCGGCGTAGGCGCGGGGGCGTTTCGTCATGTCAGTGGTGCTTGGCGACTACCGGCGCCGCAGCATCGATTATGGGCTGGACGTGTTCCCGGAGCACGCCCGCGAGATCCGTGTACTCCGGCTCATCCTCGGCACGGCCGATCACCGACGCCGCCATGTGCACCTGCGCGACGTGACCTGCCCGGGTTTCCAGGATGTCGGCGAACACCTCGTGCACCTTGCTCGCCATCTCAGGGACCAAGAGACTGAAGCAATACAGGCTCGCCGCGTCCATCCCGGCCGTCCCATGGCCCCAGAACTCCCAGTCCAGCAGCCCGAAGTTCGGGCTGATCAGGTTGGACCAGTGCAGGTCACCGTGAGCCGTCTCAAACTGGTCGACCCGCAGCGCGTCGGCGAACTGCTCGCCGTACACGCGGCGGACGTGCCAACCCTCCTTACCGCGCTGGTCGAACCGGGTCGTGGGCACCGTGCGCACCACGTCAAGGCTGCGGCGCAGCTCGGACCACCATGCGTCCGGAAGATCGAGCGGGGCACGGAGCACGTCGGTGGCCGAGCATGGGCGACCAGACAGCAGAGTCATCACATCCGCGTGGACACGGACTTCCAGGTCAGGTTCGTTCCATTCGGTTGTTCTCAGCACGTACGGCTTGTTCACGCCCACGATGGCGTTGGCGTCGACGTTGCCGGTCCAGTAATCGTCCGGCAACCACCGATGCTGCTCGACTACCACGCGCAACCAACACGGTCCTTCAGGCCCCACCGTGGCGGCGCTGATGGAACGTAGGCGGTACCCGAACGTCGCCTGGCCAGTGAGTGTGAGTCCGAAGTGCGCAGCGGCCTGCATGAGGTTGCCGCGCATCCACCGACGAAACCGTTGCTGATCCTCATCGGTGGCGGTGCCTGCCACGATGTCCCCCAAAGCTGCCTTGAGTTCCATAGCGGCCTCACCTGTGGGGAGTGCAGTTGTACGGCCAGCATTCCCCGCCCTTAGGGATGCACGGATCGGCTACCTCGACGGGCCGCGCTCTGGTCAACCAGCGTGGCCAGCACCCGCCTTCAGGGATGCACGGATCGGATTCCCGGACGACCATGCCCTGTTTGACCAGTGTGGTGCGGGCGGCCGGCAGACTCGACATGATCTCCCGCAGTGGCTGGTTGCGTACGTCGCCGATCGGCATCCACTGGCTGAACACGCACGGCCACACCGCGCCATCCGGGGAGACCGCAGCGGCCCCGTCTGCGCACCGACCGCACAACTGGGTGGCACCGGGCTGGGCGTCCCGGACTCCTCGGCCGATTTGCCGCAGACGGTCATAACCAACCTTCTCCACGCCGAGCGCCGTCAGTTCGTCGGTGGCCTGCTGGGCACGTTGCCCGTCGCCAAGATCAACCACCCCGGCCCGCAGCGGGATACCACGGCGCACCGCTTCGACAATGTTGGCCTTCGTGCGGGGATAGCTGGGTCGACCGGTGATAGCGGCATGCTGCCCTGGGTCGTCGCTGTAATAGCTAGTGGCCAGCGACACGCCGGGTTGTGCGAATGTGTCCCACAGTTGTGGGGTGACGTGCACGAGGTTGGTAAACACTTCCACGCCCAGCGCGCGGAACAGGGCGTGGTTGATCAGTTCGGGCAGATCTGGGTGTAGGGTGGGTTCGCCGCCGATGAATTGCACGGTCTGCACGCCCAGGTCGGAGGCTTCATCAATGACCCGTTTCCAGTCGTCGGTAGTCATTGACCCGTGGCCGCCGGCCGGTGAGCTGTCCGCATAGCAATGTACGCAATTTAGAGTGCATTTGCCAGTGAGTTCCAGCCACAGAAATGTCAACGGGGTTGTTGTCATCAGGTCGGATTCTGACATGGGATATTCCCTTCCTGATCTTCCAGCCTGGTCCCGGTGACCAGGCGGTCTGGATATACGGTAAAGATCAGTAGGCCAGGTCGTCTCAGTCTCCCGCCGGTAGTTCACCCTCGGCGGGCACCACGTTGTGGAGGCGGATCGCGTGGGCGAGCTGGTCGAGCACAGCGGCCAGGTCCTCTAGCTCCCCGGCCGGGAATGTGCCCGCTGGGAGCCTGTGCGCCGCGTCGTCGGCTAGCCACTGCAGTTCACGCAGCAACACCGCCAGGATGCGCGCGTTGGGAACCCGCCTGGTCATGGCGCGGCCTTTCGGGTTGTGCGCGCTTGGCGTTCTGGTCGTGGACTGGTCGTACAGGAGCGGCAGTGCGGCAGGCTCGCCCAGGGGTGATGCGGATAGCAGGTGATACAGCGCGCACCGCACACCGCGACGTAGGCGACACCAGCCTCATAGGCAACGGTGTCCGCACCAGATAGCACCAGGTGCGTGTACATCGGATCGCATGCTGCGGGTAGCCACCCCGTGGTGGGCATTCCGGCGGTCACCGCTGCCTTCCCAGCCTGACGTAGGGGCGCACCATCAGGCCGGTGGGGTCGGTGTACTCCTCTGGCCTGGTGGATGGCGCGTGGTGACCGGCGGACGCGGGGCGCGCGGGTTCACCCGCGCCCACCGGGGTCTGGGACCGGCCGCCCCCGGTCGAGGGGGCAGGAGCGGCCGGAGACTGGGGTGCGCGCGGGAACAGCTCGGGATCGCCAGTGGCGAACTGGCCACCGGCCGACTTTTTGCGAGACCCCGCAAGCGGTGCCACCTGCACAAACTCGCGGGCAACGTCCATGCGTGCATTGCTCGCAGTCTGGTCGGCACGGTGACGCTCGCGCCTGGCGTCAAACAGCAGCCATACGAGGGCGCCGATCAGGACGACTAACGCGAGGAAGATCGGGATACCGGCGATGAGCACGGTGTCGACGCCTGCGCTGCGCTGATCAATCACGGGTCGCCTCCATGGCATCGCTGCGGGGACCCTTTGCTAGCGTGGCGGTCGCCCCAATACGTCTGGTCGCCGACCAGAATCGACGGTCGCCGACCGGTGGGGCAATAGGCCGATCGGGGGATATCCGCACGACCGAGGTAAGGTGTGGTGCATGCCTGCGACCACTGGAACGCCGCGCGCTCGGGCGCTGGCTGCGGCTCTACGCCAAGCGCGCGCAGCTGCGGGCATTGGTGTGCGAGAGCTTGCGCGCAGGCTGGACATCACGCACTCAACGATCAGCTACTGGGAGACTGGTCGACGCGTCCCGCGTGTCGAAGACGTAGCCGGAGTGCTCGCAGCGATCCACGTATCCGGCGACGAGCGCGAACGCATTCTCGATCTCGCTCGGGGCGCCGGAGAATCCGACTGGCTCACCGTCGGCATGCCAGGTGTGTCACAGAAACTCGCGGGTGTCCTGGAATGTGAGCGTACTGCAATCCGGATCACAGAATGGCTACCGTGGAGTATCCCTGGCCTACTTCAAACCTCCGATTATGCGCGCGTGATCATTGGGCCAGATGAGGCAAAGCTCACTCTGCGGCTTGCGCGTCGAGACATCTTGACTCGCCGTGAACCGGTGGAGTTCCGCGCGTTGATCGGCGAACCGGCGTTACGGCAGGTCATTGGTGGTTGTGACATCATGGTGCACCAACTGCGAAGTCTTCTTGAGACCCCCAGGAACGCCACTGTTCAAGTAGTGCAGATCGGCCGGGGTTGGCACCCGGGGCTCGCGGGTCCATTCATTCTTTATGAATTCGCCGAGGCGCCGGCGATTGTGCACTTGGAGCCCTACCGATCAAGCGCATTTGTCTATAACGAACGCGACGTCGAGGACTACAAGAGAGCTGCAGATACCCTCCGCAAGGAAGTGGCGATGAGCCCGCAGGAGACGACGGGACTCATCGCCGATGTCATCAAGGAACTGGAGACGACGAGTGACCGTACCCGTACATCGCGTGCCCGATAACTGGCGCAAGTCTAGCTACAGCCAGCAGGAGACCGCATGCGTTGAGGTCGCCAACACCCTCGATTGGGTTCGCGATAGCAAAAACCCGGTTGGGCCGACACTGCGTGTAGACGTTCAGGCGTTTCTGGACGCAGTGAAGGCTGGCCAGTTCGACCGCTGACTTACCTGGCGTCACACGAGAGGGCCGGTTTCCCGAGAGCCGGCCCTCTCGTCGTACGTAGATGTAGGTCAGGCGTCCACAGACTCAGCTGGTTGCACACGGACGTTGTAGGTGTCGTCTACCGGCAGGCCGCCGCCCGCACGATCAGTCCAGCCGCCAGTGAACCCACCGGCCTTGTGGATCGCCGAGCGGGCGATGACCAGCGCCTTCCCGAAGGCAGACTCGTCATCGGCGGCGTCGACGTACATGCTGATCGCGACCTTGCCTGTGGCGAGGGTGGCGCACACATCGGCGTCGATCGCTCCGGGCTCCTCCACCAGCGCGTCCATCAGGTCGTCGGTGTGCTGGTCGAGCGCATCCGGGGAACCGGTGAGCACTGTGAACGCCAGTTCGATGTAGTACCTCACTGGTCCTCCTTCCAGCACGTTCGCCGTTTCAACTCGTTCCGCACGTCCCGGTTATACGCCCGATTGGGGGTTAGGTGGAAGGTTAGGTGGATCGTCTTCTTATGACGATCCTGGCACGGGCAGTACGCCTTGTAGTACTTCCGTGCCTTCTCCAAGCAAAAATCCGGCTGGGCCGACGCTGCGTGTGGATGTGCAGGGCCTGCTAGCAGCGGTGAAGGCGGGCCAGTTCGACCGCTGACAGCACAGACGGACGAGAGGGCCGGTTTCCCGAGAGCCGGCCCTCTCATTGCGTCTGGTCAGGCGTCTGCCTGCACTACTGCCCCATGTTTGCCCCATGATCACGGCGTTTTGGCAGGTGATCGCGCTGTGGTTGTAATCTCGATGATGTTGATGCAACCGCGCTACCAGCGTTTTTGTGTTTTCCGGCGAATCCCGGTGCCATCCGGCGGATCACTGTATCCGTGCTGGTCAGCCCGCGGTTTCCGCGTCCCTGCTACCGGCAGATCCCGGCGCCTTTCCGGACGGGTCTGCCCCACGGTCTGCCCCAGGCTGCCCCGCGGGCCCATCCACCGCCCGCAGCGGCGGGCGCTCGCCCAGCGCTGCCAGCGCCACCGCCCGCGCATCCTCACCCATCTGCACATATCCCCGAGTCTCACGCACGTCCGCGTGGCCCATGATGTCCGCCAACAGAAACGCGTCCATCCCGCCGCGTGCGGCCCGCGTGCCGAAGCCCCGGCGGATGGAATACGCGGTGCGGCGCGGCACGCCGGCTCGATCAGCCGCGTACCTCAGCCGCCGGGCCAGCTCCTCCGGCCGCATCACCCTCCCCCGTTCGGTGCGAAACACCACATCGCCCGTGCACGCAGTACCGTCTGTGTGGGAAAGCCCACACCCCTGGGTAAGGTCCCGGCCTGCCAGGCGCCGCCGGACGATCTCAATAGCTTTCGCGGATAACGGAACCGCGCGCGTATCAGCATCCTTAGGGTGTGGCCGAATGACCATCCGGCGCGCCACCAGCACCTCAACGACATGCAACCATCCTGTTATCAGGTCTACCCGATGCACGTGTAACCCACACAACTCACCCGGCCGTAATCCAGTTTCTAAACCAAAATCCACCGCGTCTTGGTAATCGCCCCTAAGCTCGATATCTTCGGCGTATTCCTGTGTCATAAATTGTTTAGGCTTTTTTCGCACCCTCGGTAATTTAATCCCCACGCACGGGGACGCGTGCAATGGGCTTGGCACAGCACGATTCATACTGGCCGCAAATACCGCATAAATTCGGTGCACATACGACGCCTCAGGAAGTCGATCGCGCTCCCAACCGACTGCCTGACCGGCGGTGAGATCGTTGGCCCAACGCTGCACATCAGGCTGCCTAATCTTATTGAGCGCTACCTCTCCCCACTGCGGTAAAAGGTAGCGCTCAATAACGTTGCGCTCAATAGCAGCCGTATCGGACTCGGTGAGCGTCCGAGTGGCAGCTAATTGCTCCCACCATTGTCCCCACGTGATGCTGGCTGAGAGGGTGCCGGCTGTTATGGCTGCCTCGCGGCGCGCTTTCACCGCGGCTTCCTCTGCGGCCTCGATCGCGTCCCGCTTGCGACGGAACAGGGAACCGTCGGCCTGGGTGACCTTGCGTTTCGTGCCGGCCTGATCCCGGTAGCGACCGCGCCAGCCGGTGGCTAACTTCTCAGCCCACGCCATGAGAGCCTCCTTAAGCCTGTCATTCGTGCGGATCCTCTAATTGATTGACGATCGATTGGAATTTAAGCTGAGCGGAGATCTGCCCAAGAACCTCATTGCTTTTTTGCAACTCGCGTTCCAGGCTTTCGTTGCTATTTAAGATGTCATCCCGGCAACTCAGTGCGATACGTGTAACCCACAACACGCCCGTCGCGCACGCCAAAATAGGAAAGACGTATGGGGTGAGTGGTGGTAACGTCCGCGTGGTTACCTGCACGGCGACACTTATTGTAAGAACACTCAGCGTTATCGCCAGAATTAACACAAACATTTTGACCATGACTGCTCCGTCCTGACTCTACGTACATGCGCCTACGCGGTCAGTGGAAACTCTACGCCCGACTGGACGCGACCTCAACGGAGGGTAAAGGGCTATCATTAAGCAACTGTATGTAGTCCAGAAATGTGGCGTGTAACTCAATCGGCCTAAACGCATATTTGGTGGTAAGACGTACCAGAAACGCGCGGCGCAACGAATGTGCGACGCACGTACTACATAACGCGGAGTCAATATTGCGTGCGGTCCCTCTCCCGTTCGCGCAACTGCTTGACTTTATGCAACGCGTCCTCGAAGACCTCCTCCCCAAGCGCTTTCCTGATCGACATGAGCATCTCGGCTACGGCCTCGACTGGGGCGGTAGCCGGATCAACGGCTGGTGTCATGGGCGACATCGGCGCTACGGCAGTAGCTAGGAACCGCTGGATACTGCCGGGTGGCCACTCAAGGACGTTCTCCACACCCGTGTATGTGGTCTCTCGTACGGGCAGACCGTCCTCCACCCTCTTCCAACTAATGGAGGACATGGGCACGCGCCGTGCCGCCTCTTCTTTGGTCAAGCGCAGCTCGCGGCGCCGCTGGGCGACCAGATCGCCGAGCGTGTGCCGGGGGTCAGCCTTAGCCATGGACCCAGCATGACAGGAACAGCCAGTCACGTCTACGGCTAGGTATCTATAGATCCCCCTAAGACGTTACAGGCGTTTTGCCAGCACAAATGATCATCGGTGGTGAGTGCTCCACGTTGCCTAACTGTGACTACGTTCCTAGCCATGTCTACTTGCATACGTGCCTATAAGTGACTAGCTTTGACGGCATGGCTTTACCCCTGCCTAGCAACGCTGCTCCTGCGGCAGTCGAGATCAACGGATTCGCGTTACGAGAGATTCGCGTTCGCTCCGGTGTCGAGACCCTCTCGCTTGCCGAGCAGATCGGCGTCTCGCGGAGCTACATAACCCGCCTTGAGCTGGGACAACGTGAGCGCGTCTCACCGCGGATCTATCAGGCACTGCTGAGTGCGCTGTTCATCCGTGATCGGCGCACGCTCCTCGCCAACCCCCACGGCGCGGTCGCCGGCGATGAGCAGGTGCCGGCATGAGCGAACTGACCTCGCCCTGGCTGACCACCCGCCAGGTAGCCGCATACAGCCAGCACCACGAAGACACCGTGCTACTCGCGCTCCGACGTGGCGAGCTCAAGGGTGTCCAGCGCGCCGCGCACTGCACCTGGCGGATCCACCGGGAAGACGTAGACCGCTGGCTCGCAGGTGAGCGTCCATCGCGCGGCACCCGCCGACTGCGCGCCTCTTAACCCCACCCAAATGAGTGCGGGTCGCCCGCGCGCCGGTGCTAGCGGCGCGAACGGAACGACCCGCCAGAGACAGAGAGGACACAGCTCTCATGCCCGACCAAGAGACTACCGAACCGCGCGACCCCCTAGCTCACGTCAAGGTCGGGGATCCAAACCCACCGCAACCGGACGAGCCACGGTGTACCGCGTACACGCCGGATTGCGAGTGCACCCGCGATAAAGGGCACCCCGGACAGCACATCGCCGCTGGCATCGCGACTGTGCTCGCGGTGTGGCCCGACAACGAGGGTACCGGCCCCGCCGCGGCGCCTGAGCGTGTGCCCGCGGGTAGGCGCCGCCGCGGCAGGACGCCCGCCACCGCAGCCGAACAGATACAAGACGCCTGGGACGGGCTGACCCACGGCACCAAGGTCGCCCAGGTGATCGCACAGGAACGCTGGCTGGTCGTGGCCTGGCTGCTCAAGGCCGGCGCCGTGGAGTCCTGGGCGCAGGTCGGCGAAGCGGTCGGCCTCACGGAGACCCAGGCGCATGACGGGTTCTGCCAGTGGCTCGACCACCGGCGGGTCGGCGACGAATTATTCGCGGCGGATCTAGAGCGGCTGCTGAACCTGGCCGAGGAGGTGGGACTGTGAAGATCACCGTTGAGATCCCCGACGACGTCGCCGAACGGGTCAAGACCGCCCGGGCTGCGTTGCACCAGGCTGGCGCCCAGCCAAACAACGCAAAAGCCTCCATGCTCAACCGCGCCGAGAAGATTCGGGAGCTGGCCGTCGCATACGGCGAGGCCGTTCGCCACGTCCCGGCGCACAGCGTGACCTGGTACGCGCTGCTTGATGCGGAATGGG